CGAAAAGCAGTTTAAACGCAACCGATTTTTTACATTTATTTCATTTATTTTTAGGGGTGGTTTTGTGACGCTTTGCACGTTGGAAAGTTTTGAAATATAAACTGCAAACATTTTGTAAAACTTCACAACTGCATTAACTAGATTTAAAAGCTGACAACTTGCCACGCTTTGCACGTGTTAAAAGTGACGTTTAAACTTGCCACGTTTTAAAAGTGAGCCGACAACGTGCCACGCTTTGCAAGTGTGCAACGTTTAAACGCTGTAGCTGTGGGCTTTCAAGGGGAGGGCAGGATGCACATGGGGGGTGGGTGGGTATATATATAGTGGTTACACATTTCTACCCAGTTTTAGACATTAACCAGTTGCCCGGCTTAACTCTACAAACTTTGAAATCTTGCTAATCTTGATGTAATTATTTACAAGTTTTTGAAGTAGTTTTGATGGGTATTTGGTAGGTATATAACCGGGGGTATCGTTACACTCATTATACATATGAAAACACATTTTGTCAAGTACTATCGAAATTAATTTTAAAAAGCAATATAAAGCTTGACAAACTGGTAAATGAAGTATATAATAAAGAACATGTCTTACTTACCGGAAAAGAAAAGAAACTTAACGGAGAAGCAACAATCTTTTTTAGATAACCTCGTGGAAACACAGGGGGATTTCAAAAAGTCTGCGGAACTTGCAGGATACTCAGGCAATCACTATCAAATCTTAAAATCACTTAAACATGAAGTAGTAGATTTAGCCTCAGACGTACTTGCTAGGGAAGCACCTACTGCTGCCTTTAAGTTAATTGAAGTGCTTAATTCAGATAGACCCGTGCCTCAAGCTAATTATAAGCTACAAGCTGCACAAACTATACTGGATAGAGCCGGTGTGGTCAAGACAGATAAAGTTCAGGTAGACCATAATGTTAGCGGTGGTATTTTTATATTGCCAGAGAAACATACTGTAGACCTTACGCAGACAGCCGAAGGTGTATATGAAGACATACCTGAGTGAAATTTGGGAATTTTGTAAAGTTTATCCCGGCTGGGCTGCTATTTTTTTCTTTTGTGGTTGGCTAATAGGATTAACAATAAAAGGATGAAACAGATGAAAGTATTTCTTACAGAACTAATTATGTACGGTAAAACATTTGCTGGACCTAATATAGTTGCTGAGAATATGGACACAGCTATAGAAGCTGCCGAACAAAACGGATTAGAGCTAGTTGGTGAGTTAGATACAATAGTAGTTGACAGCTCTGGTAATTCTTACCATACTGAGCTTTCGTTGAACGAAACTTTACATTAAATGACAATAGAACAATTATTAGTATTGTTAGTCATAATAGTTACTGTGTGGGGCTTAAGCTAATGGCATACTCTCAAAAAGTAGTAGATAGGTTTGAAAGTGTTTTAAACAACCCTGATAAACATTCAGTAGGTCGTTTTGACCCTAAAGACCCTAATGTTGCTACTGGTATGACAGGAGCACCTGCATGTGGTGATGTAATGAAACTACAATTAAAATTAGACGGAGACATTATTGAAGATGTTAAGTTTAAAACTTATGGTTGTGGTAGTGCTATTGCATCCTCTACAATGTTTGTAGATATGTTAAAAGGTAAAACTATAGCAGAAGCTAAACTTATTAAAGATAAAGATATAGCAGACGCACTAGAGTTACCACCAATCAAACTACATTGTAGTGTATTAGCAGAAGAAAGTATTTCTAAAGCTATAGAAGATTGGGAACATAAACTAACACATAGACAACATAATTATTATATATGAGTAAACAAGTAGGAAGCGATGAAAAACCTTTCATGTTTAGAAAGAGCATGTACGGTAAGGCTGCAGGGAAAGGTGCAAGACCTCGCCCCGGATTCTATACTAAGCAATATAAAGATAATTGGGAAAAGATTTTTGGTAAAAAATCGGGAGAAAAAAATGATAAGACAGAAGATTAACTTAGTTGGCGATTGGCTACTGGGTATGCGTAAGAGGCTTTCTGAGACACTTAAACTGTGGAAAACATGGTGTTCTCAGAAGGTCCAGCAATTCCATACCTTTATGAAGACAAGTCGAATTAATAAAATTGTAAGGAACTTTATTGATGGTAAATCGAAAACAGTTGCGAAAAAAACAACAACAAAGAAGAAGACAGCAACGAAGAAAACATCATCAGCAAAGAAAAAATAAATGCCTACCAAATTCAAACCTTCTATCAAGAAATATGATAGAAAAACAGGGTTAAGTAGTGTTGAGCATTATTATATCAAAACTATAAAAAAAGAAGAACTACTTAAAGAATTAGAATCTACAAATTTAAAACCTAAATTAAGACAGAAGATTCATAAGGAATTAAGTCGTAGAGAAAAATATGAGAAATGAATATATTAGAAGAACTTCTTCTACAATTCCATTTGGTTATGAGTTAGTTGATGAATCAAGCACATATTTAAAACCCATTGAAGAAGAATTAGATTCATTACAAATAGCTGAGAATATGGTAGTGAATGAAGAAGTTTCCCTCCAAGCTGCCTGTGATTGGTTAGAATATAAAACAGGAAGACGAATTTCAAGTCCGGGCTTAAAAAAACATATAGATAAAAAATATGGATTACGAAGCGAAAGATTGGGAAATTAATCCTCATCTTTATTTACAAGATGGCGAAGGCAATTTTGTAAAAAACAAAGATGGTACACCTAGGAAAAGAGGTGGTAGACCTAAAAAAGATGCGGAAACTGCAGCTCGTAGTACAATTACTCGCAAACAAAAGAACATTCAGAAACTTGAAGAGAAATTACAAAACGCTAAAAAATCTTTCAAGAAACAAAAAGACACCCTACAAAAACTAGATAATACAAAAGAAGGAGTGGTTAGTCCCGAAGACTTAGACACACTTCCTAAAGCTGTTAAAGAACAGTTAGACCAACACAACGTATTATTCCATCCAAACGAAGGACCACAAACAGACTTCCTTGCTGCAGGTGAGAAAGATGTACTCTATGGTGGAGCTGCTGGTGGAGGTAAATCCTATGCCATGTTAGTAGACCCATTAAGGTATGCACATAAGAAAGCTCACCGTGCTTTAATATTAAGAAGGTCTATGCCAGAATTAAGAGAGATGATTGATAAGTCTCGTGAATTATATCCACAAGCTTTTCCGGGTGCTAAGTTTAGAGAAGTAGAAAAACTTTGGAACTTTCCAAGCGGAGCAAAAGTAGAGTTCGGATTCCTTGAAAGAGATGCTGATGTTTATAGATACCAAGGACAAGCATATAGTTGGATAGGCTTTGATGAGATAACACATTTACCTACAGAGTTTAGTTGGAACTATCTTGCTTCACGTTTAAGAACAACAGACCCTGAAATACAAACATACTTACGCTGTACTGCTAACCCCGGTGGTGTTGGTTCACAATGGGTAAAGAAAAGATACATAGAACCTTCTGAACACAATACAAGTTTTGAAGGTAGAGATGGATTAAGTAGAAAGTTCATACCAGCTAAATTAGCAGATAACCCATACTTATCTGAAGACGGTGTGTATGAGCAGATGCTTAAATCACTACCTCCTATTCAACGTAGACAACTACTTGAAGGTAATTGGGATGTAGCTGAAGGAGCTGCATTTGTAGAATTTGACCCGGATGCACACGTTATTACACCATTTGAGCTACCAATTAACTGGGAAAGAACAAAATCAGTTGACTATGGATACGCTGCAGAAAGCTGTTGTTTATGGGGAATATTAGATATAAATGACGGAACTTTAATAATTTATAGAGAATTATACAAAAAAGGCTTGACAGGAGAGGAATTAGGTAGTATAATAACAGATATGGAAATGGAAGACCCATTTTCTGTGAATGGTGTATTGGATACTGCAGCATGGGCAAGAACAGGTACAACTGGTCCAACTGTAGGAGAAGCTTTAATAAAGGCTGGTCATAAATTAAGACGAGCTGATAAAAATAGAATACAAGGTAAAATCCAAATACATGAGTATTTAAAAATTAAAGAGAATGGTAGACCTAAGTTACAGATATTTAATACATGTCCGAACTTAATAAGAGAATTACAATCTATCCCTCTTTCTAAAACGAATCCTGAAGATGTGGATACACATGCTTCGGACCACGCATACGATGCGTTACGTTATATGATAATGAGTAGACCGAGAATGGAAAGCCCGTTAGAAAGAATCAGAGGATTGAAAAGAGAATTGTACAGACCTTCTGATTCTACATTTGGATATTAAAGTATGGTAGAAAAAGATAATACATTTCTGAATGCTGATTCTATTTATGAAGAAGTAGAAGGCGAGTCTGGAGTTAAACTAAGTTTAGAAGAAGACCAGCAAAGAAATCTAATTGGTATTATTAAAGGTCGGTATGCTCAAGCTGAAGACGCTAGGCAGACTGATGAAAAGAGATGGTTACGAGCTTATGAAAATTACAGAGGCTTGTATAATAAATCTGTTAAGTTTAGAGAATCTGAAAAATCTCGTATCTTTGTAAAGATTACTAAAACAAAAGTACTTGCAGCATTTGGTCAATTAGTAGATGTTATTTTCGGAACTGGTAAATTTCCAATTGGTGTTCAAGAAACCAAAATACCAGAAGGTGAAACTGATTATGCTCACCTAGATATTAATAATCCTACACCAAGTTTAGAAACATCTGAACCACAAGATGTAGATGGAAACTCTGTAGAATATCAAAGTCCTTATGACGTTGGCTACGAAGGAGATGGTAAAACATTAAAGCCCGGAGCTTCTTTTTATAATGGTATATTTGAAGATAGCCTTGAAGACCAAGCTGAAGAAGCTGGAATACTCACCGATGGTGTAAGCCCTGACCCACAGGCGATTGAACTATCTCCAGCACAGAGAGCTTCAAGAAGAATGGAAAAATTAATCCATGACCAAATTGAAGAATCAAACGGTTCATCAGAAATAAGAAATGCTCTTTTAGAATCTGCTTTACTAGGTACAGGGATTGTAAAAGGACCATTTAATTTTAATAAGAAACTTCACAAGTGGGACACAGATGAAGATGGGAATAGAA